AGAAGTTGCTGAGAAGCTGGCCAAATTGTTCGACGCAGAATTGACAGAAATTCAGATCCTCTATCCCGAAAGGTTTCGCTCTGATGGATATCAACCGTAATGAGCACCTGGCTATGCCTGACAACCATAGCCAGGCAGATTCGGATTGGATTAAGCATCAGCTACTGATCTTGACGCCAGCAGCACGACAAAAAGCAATGCAGCGTTATGCAGCTGTGTACCAGGAATCCTATGACGCCGAGCCAGTTTCTTACCGCAAGGAGAACCGGGCAAGGCATGAAGCAAATACACGGCTTCGCCTGTTCGTGAGGAATCACGGCAGGGCATTGCAGGGGTATACAACTCAGCCGCCCCTGGCAGGAACACAACTGCGTTCCTGAGTGATACCGGGCTTAAAGGTGCCCGGTGGCTGAATCCCAATTCTCAATGTATTTGCGTACTAATTAAATGGTTCAGGCGCAATTAAATGAGAGGAGGGGAGGGGGAGGAGTGCCCGTGTGTTAGTGCGAAGCACTGGAACAGGCTTTTCCAACAGACAGGCACATAGGTTAGGTAGATCTCGATCTGGGGCTTGGTTTTAAAAAATGCCCGTATCACTCAGCTAGTACAAAGAGGGAAAAAATGAAAACAGACCTGAAGCAAAATTTAATCGCTCTCTTGGAAGAGCAGTTCATCCGGTCCGATGACAAAGTCATTTTTGACTACGTGATGCAAAAGAAAATTAAGGCTCAGGGATACCACCTGCAGCGCAATTTCACCGTCAGCGTTGGCGGTGGACGTAAGGGGTTCATCGACTGCCTGGTGACCTCACCTGACGGTCAGCAGTGTGCCATCGAAATTGACAAACGCACTCCTCGCAGCCGCTCGCTGATGAAACTGAGCGAACTGCCTGCAGGGATGTCTGGTTTCGTTCTTCTCAAAGACGGAAAGCACCCTTTGCGTTACAGCGAAGACGGAATCGACATCATCCGGGCGACGAAATTTAAGTGAGCTGATTCAGAAGGGAGGCTGGCAACCTTTGGGGAGGCCGCCAGCCATGTGAGGGGAATCCATGAAAACCACATCACAAAATTATTATCTCATCACCGCGGGGGCAGCACAATGCAGCTGACGATCACACCTAATTTTGCACAGGAACGCGCGCTTAACATGCTGCGCCGGGACTGGAAGGCAAACGACACCTTCATGGTGTACTCGCCGACCGGTAGCGGCAAGACGGGGCTGGCCGCATTCATCGTTGCCGGGTTCGTCAGCTGTGGCAAGCGCGTTCTGTTCTGCGCGCCATACACCATCCTGATCGGTCAGACGGCAAACCGCTTTGTTGAATATGGATTACCGGGTGACGAAATCGGGTACATATGGGCAGATCATCCAAACTACGATCCGTCACTGAAAATTCAGATTGCCAGCGCCGATACGCTTATTCGCCGCGTGTTCCCTGACAACATCGATCTGCTGATCATCGACGAAGCGCACCTGCGTAAAAAGCGCATCCTGCAGGACATCGAACGCCTGCGCGCCAACGGTGTGAAAGTGATTGGCCTGTCAGGTACACCGTTTTCGCCGTTCCTGGGTAAATACTATGACCGCCTCATTAAACCGACCACCATCGGCGAACTGATCCAGCGCGGCGACCTGAGTAATTACGAGTTCTACGCGCCCACTAAACCGGATCTGAAAGGCGTCAAATCGGCCTCATCACTGGAGTTCGGCAGCGATTACAACGAGGCGCAGCTGGCTGAGATTATGTGCGGTTCCACGCTGGTGGGCGATATCGTCCAGAACTGGCTGGAGAATGGACGTGACCTGCCGACGATCGCGTTCTGCGTCAACGTTGCCCATGCCACTTTCCTGACCATCCAGTTTAACCAGGCTGGCGTTAATGCCGAGGTTATGACTGCTGACACGCCTGTGGAAGATCGCCAGACCATCATTCACCGCTTCGAGACTGGCGCCACGAAAATAATCGTGAGCGTGGGTGTTCTCGTGGCCGGGTTCGACAGCGATGTTCGCTGCATCATCTACGCCAGGCCAACCAAAAGCGAAATTCGCTGGTTACAGGCGCTGGGCCGCGGTCTGCGCACCGCGCCGGGTAAAGAGTCCTGCCTCATCTTCGATCACAGCGGCACCGTACATCGCCTGGGTTACCCGGACTCTATCGAATATGACGATCTCCCGGGTAAAACTGACGGGATGGAGGAAAGCGCGCGCCACGCAGCCGAAGAACGCGAAGAGAAGCTGCCGCACGAATGCTCGCAATGTCACTACATGAAACCAGCTGGCGTCTACGTTTGCCCGAAATGCGGCCACAAGCCGCTGGCCGGTGAAGATATCGATACAGACACTGGACGCAAACTAAAAAAGTTGGGCAACGAGCAGCGTCAGCCCACAAAGGCCGAGAAGCAGGCCTGGTGGAGCCAGATTAAGTTTTACCAGCGTCAGCGCCAGTCGCTGGGCAAAAAGCCCGTAAGCGATGGTTGGTGCAAACACACTTTCCATGAGCGTTTCGGGGAGTGGCCAAACGGCCTGAGCGATTACCCGATGGACATCACCCCTACGGTTTCGAACTTCATCAGGCACAAACAGATCGCTTTTGCTAAGCAGCGCGAGAAAGCGCAGGCGCTCCAGGCGCAGCAAGAATGCCAGCCTGATCCGACAAGAATTCAACTGGCGAGAAACCAGATGAAAGAAATCAAACAGCAGTTAGGGAAACGAGTATGAAGACGGCGGAAGCAGCAAAGGGCCAGTGGGCCATGATTTTTGAGCACTACGGGCTGCCGCCGATCACCGGCAAAAATCACTTCAAAGGCAAATGCCCGCTATGTGACTCAATTGGTAAGTTCCGTATCGATGACCGTGACGGTGCCGGCACCTGGATCTGTACCTGCGGTAGCGGCGATGGATTGAAACTGGTTACGCAAACCCAGGGTAAACCCTTCAATGAGATTTGCCGTGAAATTGATGAGCTGATCGGCAACACCTTCACTCGCTTGAAAGTACCAGTCACCACCAGCGCGGGCAGCTTGCGTCAAAGGGTGCTCAGTAAGTTTTCTAAACTGGCACCGCTGCGTGGGACTACTGGTGCCGATTACCTCAATGCGCGCGGCATCTATAAGCTCCCGGCTGAGGCTATCCGTTTCAACGATAAGCAACGCCACAACGGAGCGGTTTATCAGTCCCTCTACTCTCTGGCCACTGATGATAAAGGTGAGCTTTGCTATCTGCATCAGACGCTTCTGGACGGCTCAAAAAAGGCCGACATCGGCACCAGCGCAAAGCGTCAGAAATCCCTGCAAGAGGACAATTATCTGGATCATGCCCGTTCAGTGGCGATTCGTATGTTCCCTGTTGCCAGCACGCTTGGCATCGCCGAAGGCATCGAAACAGCCCTTTCAGCGCACCAGCTCTACGGCGTGAATACCTGGGCAACCATGACAAGCGGATTTATGAAGAAATTCCGGGTACCGGCAGGCGTGAAGCATCTGATTATTTTCGCTGACCGCGACGAGAACAGCGCCACAGGGCTGGCGGCAGCATATGAATGCGCGCATGCGAACCTGCTGGCGAAAAATGACCTGCAGCGTGTGAGTGTCTATTGGCCCGATCACGATGATTTTAACAACATGCTCATGAACGGTGATCAGGTTCGTGAATTGGTTTTCTACAAAAAGGCGGCTGCGTAATGCGTACAAATAACATCGAACATAAAGCACTCTTCACAATCCCGACGGCAGCGCACAGCACCACCCTGGCGAACATCAAGCCGCTGCCGGCTCAACGGAAAATCACCGGCCATAAACAGACTGATGCTTATCTCTGGGTGCTTGAGGTGATCCGACTGAACGAACCCGCACACCTGGACGCTGCTGAAGCTGCGCTGGAGAAAATTAAGATCAGCCCGAAAGAGGCCGGTGAACGATATTCCCGTTATCTGCTGGCGAATGGTGCCGATCCTTTCCAGGTTGCATTCGGTACCATCGGCATGGATAACCCGGCGAACGCTATCAAGGCAGCGCGGGAGAATATTCAGAAGGCTGCTGGCGTCAGAGCGCAGTTCGGCAACTACGAAACAGCATTCGATGATGTAGAAGCTGAACGCGTGATTAAGTCCTCTCAGAAATTTATTGATGATTATGACTGGGGCTGGACCTCCGAAGAGCTGGAGTCCGGTCACATCGGCGGGGGACGCATGACAGAAATAGACGATCAGCGCCGCGTATATGTTGATGGCTACCGCGACGTTCTGCCGGAACCTAACACCCTCTCAGATGTGGTTCGTGAATTTATTTACTGGGACTGGCTTTACGAGGTGCGCAACACGGCTGGCAAGGAACTCGGTTACGAATATGGTTACTCCGAGCACCATCAGTCGGTGTATGACCGCGAGCGCTATTTGGAAAAACTGCTGGAGACCATCAAGCCCGTAACCCGCGCTGAGGCTGTTGAAGTGTGCCGCTGGTTTATGGAAAGCGGAAAGGGGGAATATATGGAAAACGACGGCGAGGCGGTCATTCTTAATCTGGTAGGGGAGTGCGAATAATGAAACTGGAGGCAGCTCTTAAACATTTCAGCCCCCAGGGCATGCTCATCAGTGACAGCGTGAAAGGTACATCACCGGATCGCCTCACTGGCACTGACGTAATGGCGGCAATCGGCACCACCAGCAGCCGGGCGCGTTTCGGCCTGGCGGCATTCTTCGGCAAGGCCGGGATCAGCAAAACGGATGAGCAGATGGCGGTTCAGGCGCTGGCCCGTTATGCGATGGAAACGGCACCAAAGAATGTTCGCAAAGTAGCTGGTGGTGAGCTCGGTTGGTGCATGCAGGTCCTGGCGCAATTTGCCTTTGCTGAATATTCCCGTTCGGCGGCTACCAGCGCGGCGTGCAGCAGCTGCGGCGGTACCGGTTTTACGTCCCAGATCGAGGATGTAATCAAGCACCCTGGGATTTTCGATGCAGACGGCGCTGAAGTTGTGGCCCCGAAGATTAAGCGTGAGCTGGTGAAACGTACATGCGGTACCTGCGAAGGAAAGAGGGTGATCCATGCCCGTTGCCGCTGCGGAGGTAAAGGCGAGGTGCTTGACCGTGCAGCGACGAAGGAAAAGGGGGCTCCGGTGTTTAAAACCTGTGGCCGCTGCTCTGGAAATGGCTTCTCTGCTGTCTCTTCTGCCACGGCACACCGAGCCATTCTGAAGCGTCTCCCCGATCTCCATCAATCCTCATGGTCACGAAACTGGAAACCATTCTATGAAATGCTGGCAGACACGCTGCGCCAGGGAGAGCGACACGCGGCTGCAGAATTCGAGAAGGCAACAAATTATTAATGTGATCGGAACAAATAGCGACATTTTATTGCACTATAGCGTTGACTTTGCATAAAGTTGTCCTGTATGCTTTCCATCGTGGGATATTACGCCTACACGACATCAAACCCGCCTTAGTGCGGGTTTTTTTATGCCTGCAATTCTT